TAAAGCCAGGGTTATTAAGCTCAAGGTTCGCTGGGGTGTTGACGCCAACTTGCTCACCCAGCGCAGCGTATTGCGTACTGCCTGGTGTTGCCGCTGGGGTAACGGTGTAGTTCACCCCGCTAGTTCGGCCTGCTTGCTCAATCGCATTGTAAAGGTCAGGCGCAATGTCCGTGTTGTGCACGGTAACGCCGCCTTGCGACATATCGTTGCTGACCGTTGGGAACGCACCCAAGCCAGCCATCACACTTTCGCCCAGGGCAAACGCAGCGTTGTTGCCTTGCGCGTTCATCATGCTGAATTCTTCGGCAGCGCTAAGCTGGTCGCGAATGTCCGCGTCTTGCTCACGCAGAACGGCTAGCTGCAAGCGCTCCCTGTCAGCCTGCAAAGCAAATGCGTTACGCTGTTCCTGTAAGTCCAAGCGTTTCTGCTGAATCTGCAAGTCTTTCTGGCGCTGTTCGCCACGCAGTTGCTCGCGCTGGTTCTCCATAATCGCGCCGCTAAGCTGATTGAACCGCTGGCCCAGCGCTCCGTAGCTGTCAGCTAACGAACCTGTCGCACGCCGCAGTTGCCCGTATGCCTGCGCAAGCTCACCCAATGCGCTGGCTTCACGGTCGTCAAGCAGTGGGCGGAAGTAGCTATCACGCCGTGCAACGGGTGCTGCACCAGGATTGATTGGAGAGATAAATTCAACCATTGTTACCGCCCGTATGGATTGAAGTTAAGAAGGTTGCGCGCTGCCACGTTTGTCATGGCCGTACCCAGCGCGGCGTTTGCTTGATTGTACTGCATCTGGTTGTTCAAGCCCTGCATGGTCATGGCGCTACTTTGCTGCATGGTGCTGCGCTGCGACTGCAAGCTTTGGATGTTTGTGAACGCGTTGGTGAACCCGGTTACTGCGCCGATTGCCGTACCGAATGCCTGTAGCTGCGTCTGCTGCGCGCCGATGTAAGCGGCTTGTCTGCGCACCTCAATCGCTTGGATTTGTGCTGGCGACATACGCGGCTCCAAGACGCTAGCAATACGCGCAGTGGTCTCGTCACGCGCTTGCTCTTTCAGCGCTTGGCCGTAGCGCCGCATAGCCTTTGCCCGGTTCGCCAAACGGTTTTCGTTGCGTCCGCTCTCTGCGTTGATCGCAGCAATTGTGTCTTGCACAGAAACACCTGACCTACCCAGCGTGGCGTTTGTTGCTTGCGTTGTGCCGCGCACGTTACGTGCTGCAACTAACTGGTCAAACGCTTGGCGCTGTACCTCTTTGACGTTCTCTACTGTTTGTTCGTCAATTTGTTCTTGCTGTAGCGCGAAGCTATCAAGAGCCAACTTCTTGTTGGTTTCGTATTGCCGTTGCTGCGCAGCGTACTGCTCAAGCAGCATTTGACGCTCAACGCTTGCTTGCTTGTCAGCCAGCGCACGCTGTTGCCCAGCGAGACGGGCTTGTTGCCCAGCCATCGCCAAGTTAGCCACCGGGCCGATAAAACTAGCTACTGCGGTGCACATGCCGTAAATCCTCGCGGTGCAGGTAGAAGGCCTTGAAGTAAGCGCCGTTCCACTTTTGAATCTTAGGGTGCCACTGTGCGCCAAGCCACGTCAGCCAACGTTCGTGAAGCTGATTGCTTGTGTGCACTAGGTTGACGAAGGTAAGCCAATCGCCGTGTTCGTACATTTGCTCAAGCACGTCACCACTGCGGCGCAGAAAGGTTGTGGCGTGGTCGTAAACCCAATCGGTTGTCACCATCCACGCAACGCCAACCTCGTCTTGGTCTGTACGCACCACGCCAGCCAAAGCTACAGGCGTACCGTCCGCTTCTCCGGCCAGCAAAATGCTGCTGTTCTCTGCGCTTGTTTCTACTTGCTCGACTGGCGGCACGTCTTTGTTCACGTAACGCGCCTCAACAAGATCAGCTTCCCGCAAGTTGTTTGCGACGTGGTGAATGTGGTGCTGCTTAGCGGGTACAATCTCAAACGTCATCGCACACTCACAGCCTTCGGGCTTACAAACCCTTGCCACTCAAGTGACGTTAAAGTGCTGGGCAGAACCGTACTGTTCTTAAAGACAATCTTGCACTTTTGGTTCTGCGCAAACACAGGGAACCGGAAGCTTTCAGACGCAAACCGTCGCGTGCCTAACGAAAAGTCTGCAACACCAGGTTTGAATGCCTCGTAGTCGTACTTACGTGCCTGCCTACCGTCCGCTGTAACCTCTACGTCAAACGAACTCGTCTCGTCACAGGTGACAGTGCAGTATCTTAATTGCAGGCGTGCATCTGTTTTACCTACGTTTGACTCGCCTGATTTGTAAAAAATTGGTGATTGCTCGTAGGTCAGCGTGTACGCCCTACCCATCACAAAGTCTGGCGTAACTGCTGTCGTAATGTTGTTCAGCACCCTGTCTTCCGGCGTAAGGAACACACCGTCCAATCGCCCAATCACAATGACTTTGGTGTTGTCTGTGTTCACAACGATTGCGTTGATCGCGTCTGCATTTGCCTGCGTCGGGCTTGCCAAGAACGTTCCCGTTGCTGCGGCTAGAGCTGCCTGACTGCTTCCGCTGTCAATCTCAATGTTTAACGCCGCAACCAACGGAGTGCTGACGCCGTATGCTGCTGCGTCCGTAAAGATTGTGCGCATGTCTGTCGCTGTTGTTTTGTACGGAAGCTCAACAATACTAAAGTCCAAGCCATCGGGCAGCGGGATAGCAAGCAAATTGCTGCTGCTAAGTGCGCTAGTGCTAAACGAAAACGCGTTTTGATTTGACTGACTAACTCCGTCAGCGCTGTCCTGTCTGTCACCTTCCACGTTAATACATTGCGCACGCGTCACGCGGAAATCAGCAAGAACTGGAAACGACTTAGGGTTCACCTCTGTGATTTCATTGAGCGGAATGCGTACCATGTGAGTACGCTCTTGGTACGCGCCAAAGTTTGTCCCGGTGCTGTTGTCTAGCTCAAGCGTCTTGACGTAATCCGGCACGCGTACGGCACAGATAAGATGTAGATAGTCTTCAAGCACCTCAACGTTAACAATGCGCGTGTCGTCTTCGAGTAACCACTTACTCCACGCACTCTGCAAACGTTGGTTTGTTGCGTCGTAATAGTTGTACACGTACAAACAATTCGTATTCGTATGCGATAACGCAACAAGAATGTTTTTCTTTGCGCTGTACGCCAGCTTGTGCACGTCGCTAGGAATAAACTTAGGCACTTGCGTAGTGACTTCGTTACTTTCCAAAATGTCCGTATCAATGTCAGCGCGGAACTCTCGCACAGTTGTGCGTTCAACGTCGTTTACTGCTGCAAATACGCTTTTGCCTACGCGCTGTGGTCGCGCAAGCAGTGACGTAGCGTGCGCGCCTGTCTGCTGGATAAGGCTTGTTGCTGGGGTTAGTGCACCACTAGACACCAAGCGATATTGGGCGCGCTCGCTAAACAGAAGCAATGTGTTTGCAAACGGGGCTGCATAGATAAGCTTTGCCACGTCGCCCGTCGAAGCGTTTAGATCAATCCGGTCGTCGTCTAGTAACTGCACAGCCGTTGAGCGGAAAAAGTTTGTAGTCTGTCCGTAGTCAGTCCCGCTCAAAATTATATTTTCTCCTGCGAGAAAACCAAGGCGACCGCCGTGAACGAACACGTCATTGATTGTCGAGCCGACAAAGGACGGGATTGAGTTGCTGTCACTATCACCACAAATACGCGGGGCATACTGGTGGCGGGTCAACGTGAAATATGGCGTACCGTCCTCTTCAAACAGTCGTTGGATTTTATGCGGAAGGGTGCCCTCATCCAGAATGTACGGTGTCTGGTAGGTTTCCACGTACTTTTCTTGGTTGTAATCGGCAAGCACGTAGTAGCCACTGTCACCAATGTCACCACCCACAAGCGTTACAGCTCCCGGTGCCGCTGTTCCTGAGCCGGGACCACTTGTGCTAAGGGCAGCTAGGTCTTGAAACGTACCGACTGACGGAAAGTTGTTACCTGTTTTTACAACTGTGTGTGTAAGGGTAGCGGACGACCAAGGCTGAACATCAGGGAAGACATTTGGGCCGAGCCAATCGTTAGCTGTGTGTTCTCCTGCGACAACAAAGATAATATCGTTTAGCAGCGTTTCTTCAGCAGTCGTCAGTCCTGACCCACTAGCAATTCCAGTGTTACTAAATGCGCTCCCAACTATTGTGTTCATGCTTATGGCAGACGCCGACGTGATGTTGCCAAAATCAATGTCAGGATTAGCGTGAGGCCGGATAGCATCACCAGCATAACTATGGAAGGTGGGGTGATCGTTTACGCGCAAAGGCCGGTACGTTGCACCGTTGTCGTCAGAGATTTCTAGCTTACCCGTGTTTGAGTTAATGTTTAAATCATAGGTCAACGTGCGTCCGTTTACTGTTGGCCTGCTTGAAGAAGGCCCATAAGCGCCAACTGTGCGCGACTTAATAGTATAATCAATATAAGAATTTTGTTGGTGATCTACATACGCGGTCGAATAGAACGGTCCAGTGAGTAGGTCATTTGGCGATAGACTATATGAGGCGCTAAAATAAATACTGCGATAAATCATCTGCGCAAGCATTTGTGGTGCGCCTTGGTATGACCCTACAGTTGGAATAATGAAGTAAGTGTATTGGTTGATGCTAGCTGCGGCACCAGTATCGGGGCGAGTTGCATCCGCGTTAGCGCGGTCAGTGAACTGATACGAAAGCGATGTAAAAAAGCTGCTTAACGACGTTGTATTACTAGAGACAGAACCGACTGCAATGCTACGATTGTCAACTTGAAACCCCCAACTTTGGCCGCTGCTTTGGTTTAGGACTGAATTACTTATCTGAATGCGGAACACCGGGCCACCTAGCGTACTGCGCTGCGCCGTGTAGTTGGGGGTAGTGCTGCCGTCATCCCCACCGCTGCCGCCGCGATCTGTGTCGTAAGCCAACTGCGGATAAGTGGCAAAATGGTGCGCTTCAAAGTTCCGGTTCTCGCCGCCAGCAACCGTCACGTTCCGGTTGACCACAAATGTAGTGTCAGCCACGGTCGCGAACCGTAGGCTCTCTGCGTAATTGGTCGTGCCGCTAGTCAGGTAGTCGGTTGAGGCGCTGTCGTCCACTTCGACCCGTAACGCCTGCCCGGTGTCAGCATCAAAGGCACGCAGCCCGTTACTGTCTACGGTAAGCGCGTAGTGTTCCGTAGCGTCCCGGTCAATCCAGTGCACCGCAGCCTTATCGTCTAGCGCTAAGTCACTTGTCGTACCGTACGGGTGCATTTCGCCCAGCCACTCAGCGGCTTGGCGTTTCTGCATGCCCGTCACCGGACTAAGCATCGCGTTCTCGCACGCTTCCGCTGTATTGCTGTACCGCAAGTTGTCTGCCTGCTGCGAGACACCGCCAGTTAGATTTGGGATTGTGTCTGAGATAAGCGGCACGATTAAACTCCCTGTCGCCAGGTAACGCTGCGTGTTGTGGTGCTGCCAGTGAGCATGCTGAACCCACTGACGCGCAGGTGTTCTGTCATTAGCGTGCTGTACGCAATCGCTTCGTCAATGCGGTCGCCCTGCGCCAAGCTTTCGCTACTGATCGTTTGCTCTTGGAACATTCGCGCTGCACGCAGTGTAACAAAGCGGCGCGCTGATTCCGGCATTTCGTCAAACGGTAAGCTAACGGTTAGGTTAACGGTAATGTCTTTGTCGAAGTTGTACGTGTGCTTGCTGCGGTCGTAGAGCCTACGGCCTCGCTGCACGAGAGCCAGCCCTTTGTCTTGGCCTGCGGGTTCCACCATCATCGTGTTCGTGGGCAGAACGATTTCGCCTTTATTGTTGCGCAGCATCTTGCGCTCAAGGTCGGTATTCCAGTGCCAGCTTTTAGTTTGTAACTCACGGCTAACGTTAGTGAGCAAGCTGCGCGCCATCAATGCGTCGACAAGCGTTTCGTCTTCCAAGCTCGATACGCTGGTTTCGCCAATGTTGTTCAGTATCGCGTTGACTGCTTCAAGCTCCGTGCTTGCAATAATGGCTAAGCTCATGGTCCGTACCTTGTCTGTGAAAAAAAGGTGGACCCGAAGGCCCACCCTTAAGCGGCTTTAGGAGAACGTTCCTGTAATGCCGATGATGCCTTCTTCTCGCAGAATACCATGTCCTACTGCCATACGTGCAACTGCAAGTTGTCCTTGGCGTCGAATATCATACTCAGCCTCTGTTGCCAGAGTCATAAGCTGAACAGTACCAAGTGCTTCTCGGTGCATACACAGCGCCAAGAAATTAGACATGTTGGAACCGTACTTCGACTGGAAGTCAGGGTACTTTGCCGTGTTCGCAGACGCGCCGTGGTTGACCGCCATGTTGTTGGTCATAATGATTGGCATGCCAGCAACACGCAGGACGTTAGCGTTTGCGTAGTCACCGTTTGGCGCGGTCAGAAAGTCCCGGTTGAGAATCTTGTCGTTTTGCACCAGTGCGTAATACACTTTTGGTGGCACGAAACAGTTGATTTCACCTGCAACGTTCTTTTCAGCAAACTTTTGAGCGGCGAGATAGATACCGTCAATGATATCGGACGTGGTGTTAGCCGTAGTGTTGGTTGCACCAGCCGCGTCAGTATCAAGGTCAATCTCTTCCGCTACATCTTGGTCAGCAATACCAGAACTAGACGGGGTAATTACACGAGAACCTGCCATACCAAAGAGGTTGCGGTCATACGTTTGCGCAAGAGCCTGACCCATTTGGGTACTAAACTCGGAACGCACGTCGTAATGATTTTTTGCTTCCTCGTAATTTGAGATAAATGTGTGTGCAATTAGCATGTCGTCTATGGTCACGACTACCTCATCTTGCTTCACATTATTTCCGAGGATTTCCGTCCCTGGCGTGTGGTACTCAGCCACGGTCTTGCCGATAGCTGCGAAGGTTGCGGACTTACCTGCCTCAATCGTACGCACCCGGGTGCGCTCACGCAGGACAGTAGCCGCGTTAAAGGTTGCAAGGATTTCGTTACCAAAAACCTTCAAGAAAAGTTCATTGCGGTCCGCATAAGTTGCAGCAGACCAGTCAGCGGCATTCTTGATACCAAGATGCGCCGGAGTAGCATTAGCCATTTCGATGACTCCTTAGAATGGCCGTTAAACTGAAACGGTTGTCCGAAGGGGTCGGGCCGTGATTTGGGGGTGTTCGCGGTTGTCCCGTGTGGGGCCGCTTGTCTTAGTCTCCGCAGTACGCTTGACGACTAAGGTTGTTCTCTAATGCACTCCGCTGGGTCAGCGGTGTGTCTGCGGGAGAGACGTAGATGTAGCGCCATGCGCTGCACGTGCTTTCCCTAATCCTCTCGATACCATCCGTTTGCGCGCAACCGCTGACGAACAGCATCATCGTTAAGACGCCTAGCTTCTTCGCGTGCTTCAGCAGCTTTCTTGCCAAGTAGCTCAGCCCCTCGTACCTGCTTGTCTATCGCCGTTGTCTGCCTGCGGTGTGTCGCCAAAAGATAGAGCGCCACTGCCACGCCAGCGCCAAACGCCGCTAGAAAGTTCCGTATTGTCTGCACTTAACGCTTGCCTTTTCGCCAATCGTCGTATCGCACCCACACTAAATACATGGAAATAAGCGCCAACGCAACTAATGCGAATGTAGTGTTATCTTTAATGAACGCTGCGATTTCATTAGCGGGACCGATTGCAGGCGCAAGCGCAGTGGTTCCAGACACAATTGTTGCTACGGTTGCAGCCTGTACTGTGCGGCTTTGCGCTACGTTTTTGCGAACCTCTTTCCACGGCGCCAGAAACAAGTTGCGCTCTGCTATCCTCCGTTTCGCCAAGCCTGGTAGCTTTTCACCACCCGCGTAAACCCAGCGCTCAAACTCATCCGCAGCTTTTGCGCGTAGTCCACTATTGAGCTTGCGCAAGAGTGTGCTGTCACGAAATGCGCCGATGCCTACGTTGAAGGTGAAGCTAACGAGCGCGTCAAATTCGTTCTGGTTCAGCTTAACGCGCACGGCTTCACGCACGGCTTGCTCATACCCAATGATATGCTCGCGGAACATGTTCCACGTTGCATCCTCAGAGTACAGCACGCCTTCCTTAAGATCAGGAACATCGTAGGTCGTGATGCCCAAGCCTACAGTCAGCACGTTCGGCTGCGCTAGGGTGTCCATGTAGACACGACGGTACTTGATTGGCACTTCATCGTACCCACCAGGATAAGGCGTCGTGCCATCACTAAGTTTAATAGACGTGGCCGCTTCATAGTACGCAATCAGCGCAAGCCCACGGTCACTGAGTCGAAGTTGTGACATTACAGATTACTCATTCCAATGCGCCGCTCAACGTCTTCACGGTACGCATTATCGTTGCGATAACGTGGGTCATTGATTGCCTCAATGATTTCAGCTTGGCTGCGGAACCCTTCGATAGCGGGTAGGCTACGGCCAGACACACGGCGCGTCGGGTCTTGCGCTGGGGCTTGAGCTTGGAAGTCAGAACGGATTTGGTTCATTGCCATCCGCACGGTTGCCAAGTCGTTACTCGCTAGCATGCCGTTCAAGCGCTCAATCATGCCATCATCGTAGTTGCTCGCAGCAAACGTTGACATGGCGTCCACACTTTCCTGCCCACCAAACTCGTTGATGATCTGTTGCCGTGTCTGTTCAGCTTGTGCCACTCGCATGTCACGCACCTGGTCCACAACAGCACGTGGCACACCCATCTTTTCGAATTGCTCATACGTGCTGTCAGATAGCTCGCCGCCATTCTCCAAGAACTCAGTTTCCGCAGAACTAATCAGCCCGTCCATGTTAGTCGCAGACTCTTGGGTTGCCTGTTCTACTGCTTCCTCTTGTTGCTGCTTGTTCGAGCCTAGTTTTTTCTCAAGCTCTGCGTAACTACGCGCCATGTCTTCCGGCGTCTTGAATTTTTGTGGCAACCAATCCGGTCTCTCAGGCGTATCGTCTTGCGCTTGCGCTTCCGTAGTCTCTTCAGCATCTATTGCAGCGGCTTGTTCCTCTAGTGTTGGCCCTGTGTTTTCTTGATCTGGAAACGGCAGGTTGATCTGGTTCTCTGACATTATTGCGCCTCTTGTGGTGCTAACTGTTTGACTGCTTGCGGCGCTGCGCTCTGCGCGATGCTCGCAAGTTGCTGCTGTTGGATTTGTTGCTGGGCGGCTGCTTGTTCTTGTTGCAGTTGGTCAGCCGTTTTAATCAGCGAGTCTGACTTAATGCCCAACGCTGTTGTGGCACGGTCAATGAACTCGGAGATGTTCACGTACGTGTCGATCTTGTCTGCACCCAGCGCGCCGATTAGTTGCATCAGCGTTTCCATGTTGCGCAAGTCGTACTGACGACCAAACGCAGCGGTTCCTGTGACAACCGTAGGGGTAACAAGCCCGTTGGTGTTTTCGATCTGCCGCTGCTTCTCCAAGCGTGCGATCAGGCCACGGGCCAGTGGGTCTTGCAGTTCTCGGGCAAGCAGGGTGAACACGCCACCTAAGTTTTGCTCCATGTTTTGTTGTTGAAGCTCAACTTCACGCCGGGTAACTCGATCACGTCCCTCAAGATTAATCGCATCGAACAGCATAAAGCTTTGACCAAGGCGTTGCTCAATCTGGCTAGCCGTTTGCGCCGCAATGCTTAGGTCTACGGCTTTGTCTTGTTGGATAACCGCCACGTCTTGCGCGTTGCCTGCAACAAAGTCGCCCGTCTCTGCTTTAGCCAGTGAGTCTACGTCAGTGATTCCGTTCGGGTTCACAACGTAGACAACCTTGCTTGCCATTGCGCTTGCCGCCAAGATGTTTGCTGACAGACGCTCTAAGCTATCCAAGTCGCCGAGGTGTTGCTCGCAGAAACCACGCCCGTAGTCTTCAGCATCCACTTGGTTCCACCTAAGTGCGATCAGTGGCGGCGTGTTAAGCGGCCAGCTACCTTCACTGCCCGGTACGATAACGCCTTCGATTTCCTGATACGAGTGCCAGCGACCACCGTCCCGGTAGAACTTCGTGTACACTGTCACGTTTTCTTTCGGGTTCTGGACTGTAATTAACGATAAGATTTCTTCGTCAAGAACAGCGGGTGACACTGCTTCCTTGATAACAGCTTCAAGCAAGTTCCCGCTGTCGTCTCGCATGACCACGTACTTGTCCAAGCTGTAGACACGCACGCCACCACTCGACGGAAGGTAAAGCAGCGCGTTACCCGCCACGATCAGGTGCTTAAGCGCCTCGTGAATTGCACTGCGCATCCCGCTTCGCTCAACTTCAGACATTACTGTGTCTTCTATTGCGTGCAGGTCTTTGTCTATCTCAGTCGCCGCTCTTGGATTCTGCGGGTCTTTCTTGCTTTCAAGCAAACGTTTCGCTTGCGCATCCGTTGGGACCAGCCGGAAGAACGGCATGTCTGGCGGCAACAATGCAAGCAGCAGACGCGCTGCCAAGTTGTTTACACCACGTGAGCCAACGCCTTGGTGCGGGGTAGGGAGCCGTGTGTCACTTGTCGTGCCTTCGGGCGGGATGAGATACGGGTGCGTAAGCGCTGAGCATTCGCGCGCCCGGTCAAGGTAGCTGCGCCGCAAACTGTCAAGCGCCTCGTACCGTTCTGCGCAGGGACTAGCCAATGTTCAATCCAGTGTAACCAGTGGTGTTAATGGGGGGCGAAACCTTAGCGTTGCTTGGCCGCTTAATCATTAGCAGCGACCGAGACGCCACGCCTTTTTTCCCGCCTGCCATAGCGGGTGCCTGCTGTGTTGGCCCCATCTTGTCCGTTGGTTCTGGTGTAACCGCTGGGGGCTGCACGATTACCACGGGCTGTGGTGGCGGGGGTGCAGGCATGGGGGGCATAGGTGGGGGTGCAGAGTTTCGACCGCCAAGACACATGGCTCTAACCTTTCATGTTTTTCGCTAGCTGTTGGTCGTAAAGGTGACGCAAGTGCGACTGCACTTTTACTGCGCCAACAGATTGCCAGACCTCGCGTTCGCTCCATTCAATGCCTGGGGCTTTGTCAGGAAAAACTTCCGCGAGGTAATCCAATAATTCTTCGGTGATAGCAGGGGGTTTGTTAGGCACCGCAGACACCTCCCTTGCCACCAATCTCGCAAACATCATGGGTCTCAATGAACGTGATGCCTTGCTGATTCGACGCTTCGCTGTACGGCACAGCAGTCAACGGCTGACCGCCACGTGAACCGTCAGCGTAGAACGTCAAGCCTCGCAGCTTGTCCGCGTAACGCGCAACCAAGTCCACGTAATCGTCAAGCGTGTCTTCGTTGTTTAGTTCATGGCCCCACGCTGGCAGGTTCACCGTGCTACTGATCGACTGGTCCACGTATTTCTGCACGTCCGCTTGGAATTTGAGCCTGCGTTCTGGTTCTGCTGCTAAGTCCAGCGCACTTTCAATCTTGTCAGGGTCCACGCCGTAACGATCAATCACCTCTTGGGCAGCGCTATCGACAACGTACTGGTATTGCCATTGATTGTCTGGCCCCAGCCAGCGGCGCTTGTACGCAACAGCAAAAAGCGGCTCTATGCCCGTCGTCGTTCCTGCGAGGATGCCAATGCTCCCGGTCGGGGCAATAGCGCGCACGCCCTTTGGCCGCGAGACACCAAGGGTTTTGGAGAACGCGGTCGCTTCCGCATCGGATGCGGTCTCGTATACATCTAGCCACGAATGCAATTCATCGTTCACTTCGTAGTTATACCCACGCGCCAGCAACCATTCGTGTAGACCCATGATTCCTAGACCCAGCCTACGGTTTAACTCGCGAGTGCGGTAACATTCTTCATACGGCAAAGCGCTCGCCAAAGTACCACATAGCAAAAACTTTGTCACAAGGCGGGTTACGTCTTCTAGTTCTTGCAAGTTTTCAATGCGGCTGAAGTTGAGTGACGCTAGGTTGCACACGTCGTGCGGCGTGTCGATGTGGCTTACTACCTCTGTGCACGCGTTCCGTAGCGTTTCGCCCTCATGCTCAAACATGTTGAAGCTAAATCCAGGCTCGCTAGTCTTCAACGCTTGCTCGACGTTCTTGCGGAATACACGACCAGGCTCACCCGTCTTGTAATACTCTTGAACCCATTCAGTGTCGTAGTTGACGGACACGTTCATCATGTCTAACGGGGCGGGAAAATTAAAGTCTTCAGCCTTTACGTCTGCGATTGTCTTCCCGGTTCCAGCAATCGGCATGTCGTGCCAGTTCTTTGCCGCCAAGAAATCGTCAATGTCGCCGTGTTTCCAGTTCAAGCTGCCGTACATGGCGCTGCGACGGTCTCCCCCTTGGCGCACCTGTCGGCCAATCTCATTAATCATTAGCGCCTTGCTCACTGCGCCTGACGCCACGCCACCACTGCGCTTCAGCAAAGAACCTTTCGGACGATACCGCGAGAAATCAATACCGATGCCGCCACCCATCGTCAGGCAAAGCTCTGACCAGCGGGACAGGTTAGCCCAATCCTCACGGGTGTCTTCCGTTGCTGCTAGCAAGAAACAGTTATTGTA